TGCTGATCGTCACTAATCAACTGAAAGTTTCCTTTGCCGTCTTTCTTTACGTCTCCATAGGCCAACATCTCCTCGTAAAACTTGAGCATAGTACCAAAGGCCTGTTCTTTGAATGCTTTCAAGTCATCGCGCAATCGGATTGCAGCTGATACTTGGTGGTGGATCATCACATTACGGCTACGCTCGTACTGTTCCTTTTTCTTCTGAGCTTCCAGACGCTCAGATTTTTTGCGTTCTGCCAGCAACTTCTCAAGCTGCTCTGTCGACATTTCTTCAATTTGGTTTGTCATACTGTTTAAATAATTGATTGTTTGATTCTTCTTCCTGGTTGAGCAACCGGGCTATCCGGATGTTCATTCGCTCAGCTATTCGCGCATCGATACTCTCACCGTGCACTGGCCGTTGAGCTGGCCCTGTTACCTGTTCATCTTTCATGATTTTGATTCAATTAATTGTTCGAGTTCCTCCTTTTTCCGGCTCCACAAATCGCGCTTTTCAGCCCATGCCGGTGACTCTACATCGCTGTTCTGAAGCTGTTCCTCCAAGTAGTCCATCTCCTCCTTCAGCTGGCTGGCACGGTCCACCTCATTGAGAGTAAAAAACAGCTGCCATTCCTTTTCAATTTCCTTAGCAAGTGCTCTCCATTTTGGGTCAGAGAAGTGGAAATCTTGAAATTTCTGCCTGCCATAAATCACAAATGAGTGGTCATTTCGCCCTATGTATCTGGATATTTCTAAGTCTGACAACTCAGGATACCGGGCTGAAAAGAAGTGTAAGTACATATACCTGGCAGCAGGTTTTTTACCTACTCTAGAGTGCTCCAAAAACTGCTCAACGCTCAGGTCAAAATGCCTGCAAATGATTGATATCAGAGCATCCGAAGAGGCAGTATAATTGATCGCCGGACGGTCTGATTTTGGCTCAAAGCGAACTGACACAATCAACCGGTGCTCAGGAAGCATGCAATTGAAGTGATTAACGTAGCCCTGCAACTTTTGAATAGCTGCTTCAACAGTGAAACTGCTCATAATACACCTCCTAACTTGCTTTTATGGAGCTCGTCAATGGCCTTTGACATCATCAGGGAGTAGGTATCATCCAATACCGATCTTCCCGGAAATACTGCAAGACTGGCAGGCTGATGTTCACTCACCCAGAAGTCATACATGGCCTTGGTAGCGGCTGCGTTCTGGTACCGGGAATAACCGGCCAAAAAGCGCTGGTCTACCAGCATCCATTGGTTCTTCCACCACTGCCAAAAAGAGGCAGTTTTAGTCATGAAGCGGACTGCTTCATCGTCGTTGTTGGTATAGTGGTAAGCGTACCGCAAACCAAGTTCCCAAACGAGCACATTGTAGTCGACTTCACTGATGCCGACCAGCGCTATAATCTTCAGTTTTATTTGTTCAGTCATGCTGCTGCCTCCCATTCTTTGCTCCCTACATGGAGCGTTGCAATGATTTCACGTTGTGACTTTTCGGTGAGGAGTTCCGGACGACGCTCAACGAGTCTCCGGTAGTTGATCACTAGCTCTTTAAGTGAACCATAATCCTGACAAGCCTGTGAAACGAACTGAATGGCCGGTATTTCGACGATTCCGAACTTCTGGCATATCATATTCACAAAGCCAGGAGTAAGGCCGTAAAGCGGCTGCCAGTAGCCAATCCGGCGCTTCAGTTCCCTGAAGCCTGGCTTGTCTTTCGCCGCCATCTTGAAAATCATATTCTTCATGTAGGCAAGACCGGCGATCACAATGCCACAACGGCCTTCCAGGCCATCGTAAATCAGCTGGATCATTCGGATACAAGAGTCACTGAGCTTCCCGAAATCGTCCAGAATCAATACTGGCTGTTCCATCTCACCGAGCTTCGTAATGATGCTCCTGGTGCGGTTGTGCAGGCTACCTTCGACGTCATGGCCAATGCTCCGGAGGATGGCAGAAAGAAAGTCTTTCCGGCTCATGGTTACGCTACAGAGCACGTAGTAGGCGTTTTGGTTCTTTTGGCAGAAATGCCGAAGTGCAGTAGTTTTCCCAAGCCCGGTATCACCGGCAACAGCTAAAAACCGGGCATTGATTTTCGCGTCCTCACACAGCTCCAGTATAGCAGCTGTGTTTTTGGTCGTGAACATTTCCCATCGGGTGGTTTCATAACCAACCCAAGCCGCAACCATCATCCATTTCTGGTCGCTGATTTGATCCCACTTGTCATTCAACAGGTTGCTAAGAAGAGCAGCACTAATGCCAATTTGCTTAGCTGCCTGATTTGCAGACAGGTTTTTATCCTCGATGCGCTCCGTGAGGATACTTTTGATTTGTTTTTTCTGGTCCTGTGTCATACTTTTAATCTCCTTTTATCTAAATCTGGTTTTATCGCCGGGTTAGGGGCCGGGGGGCTGATTCCCCGGCCCTTTTTTATGTTAGTGGTTGTCCTTCCTCAAAGTCATCGCTTAAGCCGTACAGACCCAGCATATCTTCCATGCTTTCGGCTTTCATGAGTTGACCTACCGTCATCGGTACCAGGTCACGCTCATGAACCTTCGCATTGGCTTTAATTTTTTCGGTTTTTGACTTCCTTGTCTGGGCTTCGAGCTTACGAATGCCCTGTAACTCGCGTATTTTGCTGAGCTCGCCTGGCTGATGATCTACCAGTGCCCGGTGAACTTCTAAGCGAGGCTCGGCCACCGCTACAAAGCGTAGATCATCACCAATGCCCAGGTACAGGTACACCATCGATAAATCCTCTGGATCATACTTGAGCACAAAGCGCTCACCGATGTATTTGCTCCTGAATTCAAGGTCAGGCATGCCATTTTTAAGCACTTCATACTGATGTTTTACCTTGTTCGATTCAAGCGTGATTCCATGTGTGTAGTAAATCCTTGGTTTGTCAGTGGTATGCCAGAACAAGTTCACCATGTCGAGGTGATCAACCGGCTGGTGGTGTGGATTTACACTCGACAGATACATTTCTATGCGAGGTATGCCAGTTTTTGGATGTGGCATGTTGTTCCACTCAGCAATGCGTTCTGCTAATATTTGCTTAGCCTGGCTTAGGCTCGGAAGGCTGGCTTTGTTCTTTAGAATGAACTCCTGATTTGCCTTACTATCAAGCTTTTTTGTGGTGATGTTTTGACCGGTATAAAACCAGTCCTGACGGAGTACTTGTGTCTGGAAGCGGCCAAAAGCGTTCTCAATCGTCTTTGACTTACCGTTATATGGCTGTGTAGGAAAGTGAACCTTGGCTGCTTTGTTGAAAAAGGCCTGTGATTCACGCTTTTTATGGCCACCTTGGTTATCGTAATGCCACTCATAAGGCTTAGCCTGGGCAAAACGAATGGCCATTTTAGCGGCCTTAAATTGGTTTACGTGGTCCTCAGTTTGTGAGACATCATGGCCTAGTATAACTTCACTGTAGGCATCCATAATGCCGTAGAAGTTCTGGTTACGGAGTATTTTGCCATTTTCGAAGATGGCAAAGTTGAGGCCGGTACCATCCGAGTACCAAAGGGCATCTCTGAACGATGGCATGATTGTTTTAAGCTGATAGCCGTAGCGTTCATTGGCCAGAAGCTCACCATGCCTGCTACCATACCACAGCGGTTCAATTTCTTTGCGATTCAGGAACTCAATAATTGCCTGTTCGCTCTGGAGCTGTTTCCAGCCTTTTTTGTCGGCCAGTTTGTTATACATCACCCACAGCTTGGCGGTTGATTGTTTGATCGGTAGGGCATACTGAGCAATGAGCCACTGTGATGCCTCCTCGTTAATCTTCTCGCTGTTCCGGTTGCCGTACTTTTTACTGATCAGTGCATCATAATTGTTCGGCACATACTCATTCAGTTTGCGCGTGAGGCGGCTGTAGCTGGCAGGAAGCTCGATGCTTTCAGTTTCAATCAACCGGCATACCGTTGCCCAGAACTGCTCCCTGGTCAAATTCAATTTGCGCAGATCGCCGGAACCTTTACCTGTCAAATGGTTGATCATGTTCAGCCACTCAGCAGCTTTCACATAAGCTTGTTGCGCCTCTTCTGGCAAACCGGTACCAGATTCTAGCCGGTACTTGTTGTAGAATTGAACGGCTGTTAAATCCGTATTTAAGTAGCGTTTAATGGCTGAATTTGCCGCGAACTCATACGGATCACCATACTGCTCTTGTACCAGGCGTTTATACTTGTCCGGGAGGCTTTCAAACACAACCTCCACCACGCGACCGTTACCGCCACGGGTGGTCCTTTCTATTTTTCCGACTCGAACGTTCCAGTCATATGAGTCCTTTGAAATAATCCTTGGGACCAGCTCGTGGTAGGTAAGAAGCAATATGTTATCAGCTATCCTCAATGCTTAAACACTTTAGAGAGACAGATTAGCTGTTTCTATTGCCTTAATGAGAGCGGTCTTAACGATTTGAGCTACACCGGTAACATCATTAACATGCACGTCTTTGATAAGGGTATCAATCTTCACCGTTACAGGTTTTACAGTAAGTGATGTAATCAAGTGATTAGCAGATTCAATTGCTTCTTCACGAGTCTTACCCCAGGCAACAAAGGCAGGCTTTTCAAAACCTGATACCTCGTCCACTTCGATTATTTCACACTGATAGGCTCTGTGGCCAAGGCCAACAAAGTCGGCACCGTTAAAGCGGTAAGTTGTTTTCATAAGGGTATGTTTTTAATTGCCCAGTGGTAGATTGCTTTGCAAGCCTGTAATGGCTCCACCGGTGCAGCTTGCATTGCATCCGGATGGTCGGTTTTTTGAAGCATGATTTCTACGCCGTTCACCTTCACGTGAATCTGTGCGCGGTACTCCAGCTCTTCTGGTACCACGCACTCAATGATCTGTATTTCGATGGTGCGGAGTTGGGTCATGCTTGGGTCTCCCTTTGGCGCATGTCAAGTAATTTGGACTTAAGCTTTTCGCGCTCTTCAATTATTAATTGAAGGGTCTTTTCAATCTCCTCGTTCTTGCGTTCCCCTTGAAGTATTTTGTAGATGTACGTGTAGTGGCATTTGTGAATCTCAGCAGCCCATTTCATATCTGCTGGTGTCGCAAGTTTTGCCAGTTCGCTTATTTCCATTTCCTTTGTCTGTCTTATTAAGACAAAGTAAAGTCAAGAATCTTGAACTGTCAAATAACTTGACAATAATTTTTCAATAATGTCACTACTAGCGAAAAATATAGCCTACTTGCGAAGGAAGAGAGGGGTGAATCAACTTCAAATGTCAAGAGCAATTGGTGTAACCAGGAGCTCAATCGCAAATTATGAGGCATCTTTAAGTAGTCCTGACACAAACAAGCTGGTATTACTTGCCAACTTTCTTGACATTTCTGTTGACGATATTCTGACAAAAGATTTAGAAGCTTATGATAACTACTATAATCAACCTTCAAATACTCCGCCCAACTCTCCGCCCAACTCTCCGCCCAACTCAGAAAAAATAGAAAGCACAGAGATAAATGAACCAAAGGCCACATACAAGCCACTCACCGATCCAAAGGCGAAAATTGTACCAGTAGTCACCGATCCATCAGGAGGTCAGCTAATCACCGTCATTGATGCCAGGGCAGCAGCAGGATTGCCCACAGATGGTGATAATCCGCAATTTTGGAAGGATAGGCAGACTTTTAGCATGCCATTTCCTCAATTTCAAAGCGGTGAATACGTTTTAATGCAGATCAGCGGCGATAGCATGCAGCCTACCATTTACCCAGGCGATTGGGTTTTTTGCCGCAGAATACATGATTGGAAGGAAATTAGGGACGGTTATATCCACGTTATAGTCACCAAAGATGGTGTTGTTGCTAAACGGGTATTGAACCGGGTTGAAAAGCGCCATGCACTATCTCTACAGAGCGACAATACGGCCTATACAACGTATGATGAACCCATAGAGGGCATTCTACAGATATGGAAGGTAGAAATGAAAATGTCGGCCACCCTACGCAATGAAGGGGCCGACATGCGCAAAGATGTGGACGGAATAAAGAAAACTGTAAACGATATGCTTGACCGTTTAAAAGATGCAGGTCTTTAGTACCGGTTCTTAAACTAAAATTAAAGTGATTTTGCCGTTTCGTTTTTGGATGGCATGAGCCTGTAAACCGCTATTTATTGCCAATCCACCGCAAAAAGCCCGTTTTTTACTGAATTTGCCGTTTTGCTTTTTTTGCCGTTTCGTTTCTTGCCCGGTAGT